AAGAAAATTTAGAAAAAATATTACATGGCTAGAGCAAAAATAAATATGATTGGTGGTGGATTCCAACACAGCGTATCAACAAATGACATGGAACCAAAATTCGTAGAATGGGTTAAAGGTAGTGGTTTAGCACCCATTTCGATATACATCGACAACGGGTTGCAATTTCCAATGAAACTAGAAACTAAAAATTACGGTTGGTTATGTGAATCGAAAACTATTATACCACACCTATATACATGGTGTGCAAACAACATTGATGTATTGAAAAACAAATTCATCAAAGTTTTTACACATGATGTCGAGTTAGCAAAACTATCAGATATATTTCAGATTACCCAATGTAGTGCTAAATCTTATTTTGCACATGGTGAGATGTACCCAAAAAATAAATTGGTATCAATGATTGCATCAAACAAAACAATGTGTTCAGAGCACATTTATAGGCAACAAATGATTCAAAAATTTTCGAGTAAATGCGACCATTTTGGTAGGGGTTATAGACAAATACCAAATAAAGAAGACGGGTTAAAAGATTACTGTTTTTCAATTGTGATGGAAAATGCTACATACCCTAACATGTTTACCGAAAAGATTACTGATTGTTTTATGACTGGTACAATACCAATTTACTACGGAATCTCAAACATTGGTGATTATTTTGATACAAATGGTATTATAACATTAGATGATAATTTTAAAATTGAAGATTTATCATTTGAGCTATACGAATCAAAAATAAAATCAATTGAAAAAAATCTACAATTAGCTATTGATTTATTGGTTGCAGAAGATTACATTTATAAAAACTTTATTGAGGTTAATAACGAAATAAATAAATAAATAAAAAAATATGGCATTTGAAATTATTAGTGAATTTGAACAAGCAATAGCTGAATTTTTTGGTTCACCTTATGCTGTAGCAGTAGATAGTTGTACACATGGTATTGAATTGTGTTTAAGGTACACTAAAGAAACGAAAATAAGCGTACCAAAAAGAACTTATTTGTCAGTACCATTTTTAGCTGAAAAAATGGGTTTAGAAAGAGAATGGAGAGATGAAGAATGGGAGGATTATTATACACTTAACTATGGTGATAAAAGAATAATAGATGCTGCTGTTCTTTGGAGGAAAGATAGTTACATCCCAAACACATTCATGTGTCTTAGTTTTCAATATCAAAAACACCTTTCATTAGGTAGAGGTGGTGTTATTTTATTAGACAATGAAGAGGATTTTATCACATTGAAAAAAATGTCTTATGATGGTAGGTTACCTAATATACCGTGGAGAGAACAAAACATCGACACGATTGGTTTTCACTACTATATGACACCAGAAACTGCAAAATTAGGTTTAGAAAAAATAAAACAAGCAATTGATACTACACCTAAAAAATGGTTAGTTACCGATTGGCCAGATTTAACAAAAATGGAAATTTTTAATACAAAATAAAAAAGAGAAAAATGAAAAAAGCGTTTATCACAGGAATCAACGGACAAGATGGTTCATATTTAGCAGAATACCTATTAGAATTAGGTTACGAGGTCCATGGAATTATAAGAAGAAACTCTAGTGTTGAGTCACAACAAAGTAGATTTTCGGATGAGGTAAGAAACAAAGTTAATATTCATTACGGTGATTTATTAGACCAAGGTGGTTTAGAAAAATTATTAGATGAAATTCAACCAGATGAAATCTACAATCTTGCAGCACAAAGCCATGTTAGAATTAGTTTCGATATCCCACAGTTTACAGTGCAAACAAATGCAATCGGTATCTTAAATATCTTAGAAGCCTATAGACGCTCATGTCCAACAGCTAGATTTTACCAAGCAAGTTCTTCTGAGATGTTTGGTAATTCAGTAGACGCTGATTGTTTCCAAAGAGAAACAACACAAATGAACCCAGTAAGTCCTTACGGTTGCTCTAAAGTGTTTGGGTATAACATTGTTAGAAACTATAGAAACGCCTATAAATTACACACATGTAATGGTATTCTTTTTAATCACGAATCACCTAGAAGAGCATCTAACTTTGTAACCAACAAAGTTGTAAAAACAGCTGTTGAAATCAAATTAGGGTTAACAGATAAATTAGTTTTAGGGAATATGGATTCTTATAGAGATTGGGGTCATTCAAAAGACTATGTTAAGGCTATGCACTTGATTATCAACCACGACACACCAGACGATTTCGTTGTATCAACAATGACAACGCACTCGGTTAGAGAAATGGTCGAATATGTTTTCAAAAAATTAGACATGGATTACACACAATATGTTTCACAAGACGGCAAGTTTCTTAGAGCTGAAGAATTGAAATATTTGAAAGGCGATTCGACTAAAATCAGAGAAACACTAGGGTGGAAACCAGAATACACATTTGAAACCTTAATGGATGATATGATTGATGGTTGGATGACCAAATTAAAAAAATAAATATAATTATTAAAATGTCCTAGTGTTTTCGCTAGGACATTTATATTTATAATAAAAACAAAGCTTATGCCTAGAAAAGTTTCGACTACACCAAAAACACCTACAACTACAACAAGAAGTAGAGCAAAAAAAACAGAAACTAACCCAGCTGTACCACAGCAAAAAGTTATATTTGATTTGTTATCGCAAATCAAAATTGATATTAAACATAAGAACGAAGTACAAAAAAAACTCACCCACTCAATCAAGGCTGGTGACGTAACAATATGTACAGGCCCAGCTGGAACTGGTAAAACACTTCTTAGTGTTGCCGAAGCATTACTGCTATTAAAAAACAATCCAGACAAATACCACGAAATAAAATTAGTTAAATCAATCGTACAACTTAAAGACGAAGATTTAGGTACATTACCAGGTGATGAAAAAGATAAATTAAAATTTATTATGATGTCATTCTTTGACGCTTTCTACAAACTTATAGGTGAAGAACTAACTAATAGATTATTAGAAGCTGGTTATATTAAAATGGAAGTATTTGGTTCCATTCGTGGTAGGTCTTTATCAAACTGTATCATCCTTTTTGATGAGTTTCAAAACGTTACCGATAACAACGGAAAAACACTTCTTACCAGATTCTCAGAAAACACAAAAGTAATTGCGTTAGGTGATAGTAACCAAGTGGATTTAAAAAACCCAGAAACTAGTTGTTTATTTGAGTTAACAAGAATGGCCAAGCTACACCCAGAAGAAGGTGTAAACATTGTCGAATTTACCGAGGACGAAGTTGTTAGACACAGACTTACAAAATATTTTATACAAATATTTGAACACAAGGATTATAAAAAGAAATCAGAACCTAAAGTTATTATAACAAAAAAAGAAAAAAGAAAATCATTTTTTAAAAAATTTTTAGATTTATTTAGGTAAATTAATTTTTTTGCTTTACTTATTTGATTTTTACCGTTAGATTGGTAACATGAAAATAGGAATAAGCATTAATGAGGTTTTAAGAGATTTTATTGGACAGTTGGCCTACACCTACGATAAATATATCGCAGAGACAGATATCAAAGAAGATGATGTCACCAACTTCAATTTAATCGAATTTTTTAAGTTTGAGGACATCAACAAACTTAACTCGTTTCTATATTTAGAAGCCCCTCTAGAAATTTTCGGTCATGCCGACCAGATGTCTGATGGTTTAATGAACCAATTCAATAACTTTATTATGGATATGAAAGATGACGGTGAACATCAAGTAGAACTTGTTAGCCGTGAAATCGACAAAAGTATTCCATCCACTTATTTTTTCCTATCAAAAACCAGTTGCCGAATCGACAGAGTTAGATTTGTTAAACAAAACTCTGAAGAATGGGGTGATGTTGACGTATTAGTTACAGCCAACCCTATCGCACTAGAATCTAAACCTTCTGGTAAAATTAGTGTAAAGGTTAAAGCGTCTTACAACAAAGACGTTGTAGCTGACTATGAAATAGAATCAATCTTAGATTTTATTAAAGATGAAGAACTTAGAAATAGGATTTTAAACACAACAATAACAACTTACGAAGAACTTTAAACTATGATTGAATTTGGAGGTACTATCTACCATATCGACCTAGAGGCATATGGTAACACAATTAAATTAAATAATTACGACCCTAAAGAAATGGTTGTTGATAGTGTGACTAAAACCACTACCGATGAAAAAGGTAAAGTTATTAGCACTGAATTATTAGAAACAAAACGAGAACGAGGGGCTGACATTGACTCAACAAAATATGAGTTGATTAGAACATTAATAGACGTACTATTAGACGATGTTAATGAAGATGACGATGATGCATTAGGTCCAGATAGAGCCTTAGAAAAAAGACCTTTATCATATAGAATAGCATTCAATACCTTAATGGAATATGGTATTCTAAAAGAAATATAAAATAATAATCCGACAAACAAAACAAAAATGGAAGAACAAGAAAAACAAATTGCAGAACAAATTACCCAAGTTACAGGTGTTATTGAAAACCTAGAGAAAAAAGCTTTTACTTTATACTTTTTTACTTTAGACACCAAAGGTAACCCAACCGCTGGTATCGCTAACATTTACGAACACGTAAAAATGCTTAACGAATTAGGATACAACGCTGCTATCCTTCATGAAAAAAACGATTATAGACTTAAAGGTGATGAAAACGGAAACGGAATTGCTGATTGGTTAGGTGAAGAATACGCTGCATTACCGCACGTGTCTATCGAAGGACAACAACTTAATATCAGTCCAGCTGACTTTATTATCATCCCAGAGATTTTCTCTAACATCATGGACCAAGTAAAAGCTTTCCCATGTAAAAAAGTGGTTTTATCTCAAAGCTATGATTACTTATTAGAATTATTACCAATTGGTAAAAGATGGAATACAGATTACGGATTTAATGATGTAATCACCACAAGTGAGAAACAAGCTAACTACTTGAAAACTCTTTTCCCATCAATCAACACACACATTGTGCCAGTAGCTATTCCTAGCTATTTCAAAGACAGTGACAAACCTAAAATCCCAGTTGTGGCTATCCACACTAGAAACCAAGGTGACGCTGCTAAAATCGCAAAATCATTCTACTTACAATACCCAATCTACAAATGGATTACTTTCAAAGAATTGAGAGGTTTATCTAGACCGCAATTCGCAACTGAATTAAGTAAAGCTTGTTTAGCTGTTTGGATTGACGACACATCTGGTTTCGGTACATTCCCATTGGAAGCTATTGAATCTAACACAACCGTAATCGGTAAAATGCCAAACCTTATCCCAGAATGGATGGAAACAACTGATGAAGAAGGAAACATGGTTATTAAAAATAATGGGGTTTGGACCAACACAACTATGAACATCCCAGAATTAATCGCAACTTATTTAAAAGTTTGGTTAGAGGACGCAGTACCAAATGATTTAACAGAAGGTATCAAAGCTAGTCAAGGTTTGTATACAACTGAAAAACAATTAGAAGCGGTTACTAACGTGTACGGTAGTTTAACAGAAAACAGAATTGTAGAACTTAAAAACACATTAGCTAAATTAGAAGAAGCTAAAACACAAAAATCTAACGCTTAATTAAACAAAGAGAAAAATGGAAAAAACAAATATTTCAGTAATCCTTCCAGTTCATGAATTGAACGAAGTAACAAAACCAATGTTCGCAAATGCTGTTCAAAGTGTTAAAGAACAAACCGTAAGACCAGACGAATTAGTTATCGTTGTACCAAAAGGTAGTGAAACGGAAAAATACATCAAAGCATTTGATTTTGGTGATTATAAAAAATCTGTAGTTATCGCAGAAAACGATGGTTTAACAGATTTCGCATCACAAGTTAATTACGGTGTTTCCGTAGCAACAACAGAATGGTTCTCTATTTTAGAATTCGATGATGAATACGCTAAAATTTGGTTTAAAAATGTTGTAGAATACAAAAACAAACATACTAATGTTGATTTATTTATGCCAATTATTATTGACGTAGATTCAATTGGAAACTTTATCGGATTTACTAACGAAGCTGTTTGGGCTAATAGTTTTTCAGATGAATTAGGTGTATTGGATAACAACGCATTATTGACGTACCAAAACTTTAATATCGATGGTATGGTTATCAAGAAATCTACTTATGATGAATTTGGAGGTTTCAAACCTAGTATCAAATTAACATTTATTTACGAATTCTTATTACGTATGACATTTAAAGATGTTAGAGTAATGGTTATCCCTAGATTTGGTTATAAACACGTCAACCAAAGAGAAGGTTCATTGTTTTCAAACTACAAAGAAACACTTGACCCGATTGAAGCTAGATGGTGGTTATCAACAGCTAAAAAAGAGTACTATTTTCCAAACGATAGACAGATAAGTTATGAAGTTCAAAACTAATAAATGGCTACGACACGAGGACGAAAAAGGACGAATGATATGTACTTTGGTCCAAATGAAGAAGAAGCAGTTGTTAATTTCCTAGAATCAGAAAGTGAAGCAGAAAGAAACTTAATCTTTAATGAATGGCTAAAAGCCCCATTAGACAAGATGATAGAATCTATAATCAGAAGATACAAATTATATAGAAAGGGTGAAACTTTTGAAGAACTTCATGGTGACACCGTTTCTTTTCTGATGACCAAAGTTCATAAATTTGAAAGTGGGAGAGGCAAAAAAGCTTATTCGTATTTTGGAACAATAGCCAAGAATTATATTCTAGGGTTATTAATCAAAGATGAAAAATATATGAAGCAAACAGCTTCATATGAGGACATGTCAAGCAATCTCGAAGAAAGGGCTGACTTAACATACGTTATCGATAATGATGGGTTTATGATGGACGACTTTATTAAAAAGTTATCCGATGGTATCAAAGAAGAATTAAATGATGAAAACCAACCACCCAAAAAGAAATTAAACGATAATGAAAAAAAAGTAGGGTTTGCCTTAATTGAGATTTTAGAAAATTGGGAAACAGCATTCGAATCAATGGATGGTGGTTCTAAATACAATAAAAATTCTGTATTAGAAACCATGAGAAATTATACCAACCTATCAACCAAAGATATTAGATTGGCTATGAAACGATATAAAGAGCTGTATGAGCTTTTAAAAGTGCATGGTTTATAGAAAAAATACAATAAAACTGCATGGACAGGTATTTATAGTAAAATAGAAATTATGCCTAGAAAAAGAAAACAAGACGTAAAAGTAAACAACAACGAATCATTAGAAGGACTTATGCAAGAAACTTATAATGATGCTTGTTTACAAATCAATGATGCTCAAAAGACCATCAATGAATTAGCAGCCAGTGCAACAGCAACTGATGTGGATGATTTAGTTAAGATTGCCAAAGAAAAAGGTGGTCTTTTAAAGGTTAAAGATTCGGCTATTAGAATTAAATTAGAATTAGCTAAACTTCAAAGCGATATCATTAAAAATCGTGGTGATGTTGAATCTGCAATTTCAGAAAGAAGCAATGGCTCTGCCTCTCTTAATGACTTTAGAACAATTAGAGAGATGTTAAAAAATAACAATAACGAAACAGAGAGTGAAGCTGAATAATAATGTCTGTACTAGATAAAAAAAGAAAAGTTTTTGGAGGGGTTGCAGCCGCTAGAACATTAACTGAAGGTATGCCTAAGTTAAAGTTAAGTTCGTCATTCCCTTCTGTTAATAATAAAGGTGATAGTATTACTTTCCTTACCGACCTAATCAAATCATTGATTGGGTATGCTGCGTTGGTTAAAGCTGTTGTCGATATCCTAACCCACTCAATAGAGGAAATCGAGGTTGAAATTAAAAAAGCACTTAAAACCGAATTAAAAAGTATTGTTAGTTGTGGCGTTGACCCTAGTTTACCAGCTTTTATTAAAACAAGTGGTTCGGGTATTGTTATTGAAGTTAAAAAAATAGACTTTTTAGATTTATTAAAAACGGACCCAAATAGTGTTTCTGGTAAATTATTATATGATGATGTTACCCCAGTACTCACCGATTCAACAGATTTCAATACTTTTTTATACGGTGTAATTCAAGGTGATGGGAATACATATACATGGAAGAATATTTTAGATATAACATTCGTATCATTAGATGGTACTGGAGTTAACCCTAATAATAGTCTAATAATCAAAGCTAACCCATCTTACAATTCAAAAACACTGAACGACTTAAACAACAATTTTGTTGATAGTTTAAAATTGTTCAACACAGCAAATTTAGTTAATAAAATTATCGACACTATCTTTGGTTCTATTTCTTTTAGCTTGAAAAAAACCAGAAAACAATTAGAAGCCGAGGGTAAAATAAATGCAGTTGTTGATAAGATAGTAAATTCCGAAACAAGTGAAACAGTTGATGACACTTATTTTACATTCGATAACGATGAAATCTCAACAATACAAACTCAAGCCGATAATAGAAAGAGAGGGATAATAAAATTAAAAACATCAAAAGACATAAACGGTTCGGTCCCAGAAGGCTTTCTAACTAATTTTAACAATGAAATGGGTACTGCTGTAACTGTACAGCAAAAGAAGGACGTTCTATCGTCAAATTTGGATACTATGGCAAATCAAAACGCCAAAAATTCGACAGACCCAACCGACAAACAAAGTGTTAAATTAAACTTCATACAACTAATCGTAAATACTTTAATAAAAGCGATTGTTGGTGTTATTTTATCACCAAAAGTTGTTATGATATTTTTAATTAACTTTAAAATTGTATATGGACCTACCGCTACCTTTACTGACGGTGTTGACTTCATTAAAAAGAACAAACAGTTAATTAAAAGTATAATTAAAAAGATTACAACCATGATAATTAAATTATTATTAGCTATCGCTTTAAAAAGAATAGCTGAATTGGTTGGACAAGCTCAAATTAAAAAACAAGTAGATAAAGCTAAAAATAAAGTCGTACAATTGTTAAGCCTAGTAGGTGTACCACAAGAGGCGATTAGGATAATTAAAGGATTAGGATAATGTTTGATTTAGGAACGATAAGCGGTGTATTAAACACAATACTAGCGGCTTTTAACATACCAGATGAACCAGTGGCTCCATTGCCACCACCACTTATTATGATTGGTGCCAAACTAAGACCAGGACTATCTGCCCAAGCCATAGCGGCTAGAATTATATCTAGACAATCAGAATCTGGTAGACAAGTAGGTGATGTATTTGCCGATGGGCCAAATAACGAAGAAGCTATGGAAGTGATTCGAATCGAAGAAATAATAAACTCACTACTAACCGAAGCTGTTGTTAACGTTGTTATACCACCTGGTATTTCTGTGTTTTCAGTTGGTGTTGGAAATTTAGGTGCACCAGTAGTATCTCAAGGTTCTACAGTAACTATGGGTATAGGTGATGGAATAATTAGATAAAAATTACAAATATGAATGAAGATTTAGAAGGAAAATCAAATAATGATATTTTATTTGAAATAAAACAAATGGAAGCCGACCACGAAGCTATTAAATTAAAAATGCTTAAAGATTTGGAAAAACTAGAAGAATTAGAAAAAAGATTTGACGTGGCAAACAAAATAATATTAAAACGTTTAAAAGGAGAATAATATGTATTTTATTTACGAAGGGACCAACAGATTAACAACTGGCGGTAAGAGTAACTATGACGATATGAGTAGCTTCCAATATTTAAAATATGGTGAAGTAGTTGAAAACGTTGATGAATTTGGTTTAGGTCGAATAAAAGTTAGAATTAAAGGCTCACAATCAGCTGGTGGTGACGATGGTGTTCTAGATGGTAATTTACCATTTGCTTTTCCTATGATACCAAAATACTTTTCTAGTGTCCCTAAAGTAGGTGAAATGGTTTGGATTTTTGTTTTTGATAAATATAGACAACATGCCGATAGAATATATGTTGGTCCAATTATTTCACAGTTAGATAAACTAAATAAAGATGAGGCTAGACTAAGTGCCATGCGTGGTTTTACGTTTGGACCGACCACACCTAGAGTTAATGTAAATACAATCCCACAATTAATTGGTATTTTCCCAGATTTAGAAGACATCTCAATCCAAGGGAGGTATAATACAGACATCACACAAAAAACGAATGAAATCATTTTAAGGGCTGGTAAATTTGAAACCTCAACACCAAATGATAAAAACCCATATAATTTTCAGTTTAATACTAAAACACAAGGGTATATTCAAATTAAAAATGACACATCGATTTTATCGCCTAGTAGCGAAAACACTACTGGGGAAAATGGTACTATAACTACAATTGTATCAAACAAAATAAATCTTATCACACATAAAGAAGGTAGCCCTAGATTTAACGTAACTGGCCAAGACCAACTAATCAGTGACGAAGAAATGGGTAGGATTTTAGAAGAAGCACACCAACTACCATTTGGTGACGTTTTAATTGAATATTTGAAGCTTTTAAAGGAAGCGTTGTTCGCACACGTACACAATGGAAATGGAAACCCAGCGACTGATTTGGCAGCTTCTGGTAATAAACTAGCGTTGGCCACATTTAAGTCAAAAGCTGATGACCTAGAAAAATCAATGTTATCCAAAAACATTCGAATTAATTAAATCTTTTTAGATATTTATAATAAAAAGATAAAATGGTAATACGCACATATTTCGACAAAAACAATACTATGGTTAGTAACTCTAATGTTAACACTGGTTTAAACCCAGTGACAGAGTTATTTTACGGTGGTGCCATTGGACAACAACAATATAGTAGGTTCTTATTTCATTTCGATGAAACTAGACTTAAAAGTTTATATACTGGTGGAACATACACTGATTTAAGCAAGCTTAAACACACACTTAGAATGACCAACACGGGTTCATTTGATAAAGAGTTATTAAATACAAATATGGGTTCAAAAGAAAGAACAACTTCTTTCGACCTTATTCTATTTAAAGTAGACCAATATTGGGACAATGGTACTGGATACGATTATGAATATCCATTGTTAGCTTACGGTGACCCAGCATTTGCTAATGGACCATCGAATTGGATTGAATCACAAACAGGTGTTAACTGGACTGGCGGTACTGGAGTTTACTCTGGTTCACCAAGTGGTATCACTGTTACAACACAACACTTCGATAAAGGTAATGAGAATATTGAAATGGATATTACTGATTACGTAAACGGTTTATTAACAGGTGATACGAACTACGGATTAGGTATTGCATACCCTAGAGCTTTTGAAGAAATGAACACAACAGCATTACAATACGTTGGGTTCTTTACTAACAATACGCAAACATTCTACGAACCATTTATTGAAACAATCTATCATAACACGATTATGGACGATAGGAACAACTTTTACTTAGATAAACCTAATAAGTTATACCTTTACGTAAATCTTGCGGGAAATCCAACCAATTTGGATTTTAACCCTAGTGTGGATGTGTTTGATGCTTCTGGAAACTTAATTTTAACTTACGGACCATCTCAAGTCAATCATGAAACAAAAGGAGTTTATTCTATTGATATCCTTATTCCATCATCTGGTAATGAAGAAACTATGTATAACGATGTATGGAAGAATGTAACTATCAATGGTATTCTAAGACCAGACATTAACCTAGACTTTGTTCTTAAGAGCTCTATGGAGTACTACAACATAGGAAATAGCGATATGTTACCTAAAAAAGTTGCTGTATCTATTTCTGGTTTACAAAACAAAGAAAGAATTAAACGTGGTGACATTCGTAAGGTATTGGTTTCGGCTAGAATCCCTTATACTGTTGAGCAATCACAAAACGTTACTGACATAAGATACAGATTATATGTATCTGAAGGTTCTGCTGAATTAACTGTAATTGATTTCCAACCAGTTGAAATGACAATAAACAATTATTATTTCTTATTAGATACTGGGAGTTTAATTCCTAACACATATTATTTAGATGTGTTGGTTACGTCTAACCTAGAAGTATCGACAATTAAAAAAGCAATACAATTTGATATCGTTAATCAAGTTGATTTAAGAAACTCGCAATAATGAAAGATTTTATTAAAAAAAGAATTAGAGAGCAAATGATTGACGGTCAGAATATGAATTCTGGGACTCAAACTCTTTGTAATAAAATGACCGTGAATGATTATGCTGAAGCTATACATTATGTTGAAGCAGCGTTAAAAGGTGTTAGTGAGGAAACTAGAACTAGATTAATGCAAAGAATACACGCACCATTAGAGAATATGAAACATGAGCAAAGAAAAATAGACAACGAAGTTTCAACGGCTCACATGTCTGGCGATAGCATGGTAGACGAAGCAGACACATATTGGCACCAAATCCAATCAACAATTTGTGAACAAGGACCAGATTTTGAATAAAAACACTTGACAAAAAAAAATATTTGTCGTATATTTATATTTACGTTAACTCACGTATTGGTTTCGAGTCATTTATTTGACTTTAGAGTTGTTAAGGCAACAAAGAAATTGGTACAATAATAAAATTAAAAAGTTAAATAAAATGAAAAAACAAATGATTATGGAACCATCCAAAAAGGTTCCTACGGCTAACGTTGCTGTAAACAAAAGTAGAATCAAAGTCTACAACAAACAAGGCGAAATGCCGACTTATTATCTTCAAAGCGGACAAGAGTTCCAAATTGAAATCTTTAACCCAACAACAGACGTTGTATTGGCGAAAATCACACTAAACAATAAAGCTTTATCTCAAGGTGGACTGGTATTGAATCCTGGCCAAAGAGTATTTTTAGACCGTTACTTAGACGTGGCTAAAAAATTCTTATTTGATACTTACGAAGTAGCCAATACCGAGGAAGTAAAAGCTGCAATCGAAAACAATGGTGATATCAAGGTAGAGTTCTTTAAAGAAAGAATTCCTCAATACTTTGGTGGAACACTAACCCTTCAAGGTAGTAGTACAAGTATCGGAGGTTCATTTGGTAACCCAACTTGGATAACCAATACTGGTGGTTATGTTCAGAATATTAATGGTAGCACCAATACGACTGGAAACGCTTCCTTTACCAGTACATCAGCTGGAATTGGCAATACAGCACTTTACAGTTCTAGTGTGACTATGGATTCATTTAATTCAAGTGATGTGACATATTCACAAAGAACCGAACCAATCAAAAAAAGTAAACTAAGAACACTTAGTAGCATGGTTCGTTCAAAATCAATTGAAACTGGTAGAGTTGAACAAGGTTCTAGCTCAGACCAAACTTTCAGAACGGTAAACAAAGATTTTGAATACTTTGCTTTCCATACGGTAGAATATAAACTTCTTCCAGTATCACAAAAAATAAACACAGTTGAAGATTTAAACGTTAAGGTTTATTGCACAAACTGTGGGACTAAATTAGGTAAAGGACATAAATTTTGTTCTAGCTGTGGTACAAAAGCCTAAATAAAATATAAGAGTTAACGTAATAAAAAAAGCCGAGGATTATTCTTCGGCTTTTTTATTTAATCTATCTTTAAAGTCATTTTGTTTAATTTGAATATTTCATTTAATTCTTTAACCGTTGTAGTTGCAATCAACCCATTTACATTAGAACCAATCCAACAAAATACTTTTTTATCGATATAAATAATTTTAAAGAACGACATTGGGATTGGAATTTTTGATGTACCCATGTATGTAGTCTTATTACCGTCATAGACAACTCCTGTGATGATAACTGCGTCTTTCTTATACTTGGCTATAGTATCCTCAACACCACCCTCCATTTGGGCCCATTTACCTCTGTTGAATGCAGCCAGTTGTGGTGCGGCATTAAATAAACTAAAAGAATTGTGGTTTAATACGTTATCATACGATGTAATATGTGATGGGGTTAAATGGCCAATATCATACCCAGTCTTTAAATAAGAATCCTTGGTATATTTTCCTTTATAAACATCTTGAAACCATTTATTATCTCTTTCTTTATCTATTTTTTGGAACTCAGCATATGTGATAACATGTTTTGATGCCAATACACACGTATCCTTTGTCAAATATAACGTAATATCATCGTGCGGTATAATTAAATTACTGTCGGTTGTTATGGTTTGAGCAATTGATGTGATTGAAACCATTATGAATGCTAAAACTATCGTTAACTTTCTCATAAAATCCTTTTAAGATAAATATCAAAAACTTGCTAATTAAGAATTAAATTAGTATATTTGTAGAAAATAATCAACATGGAAGATAAAAACCCAAATGAATTCTTACAAGATATAATCGAATTGGTGGAAACAACTCCAAATGACCAACAACTAGGTCAAATCATTAGAGAAATGGTTAAGAATTTTATTACAGAAAACGATTGATGTTATCGAAATTAATTTACAAATACTTAACAAATTCATTAATTTCCTCTGAACGAACAGTTACGTTAACTGACAACAATTCAAAAAGACTTGATGAGTTTGTAAAGAATGTAATGGTTAAAAAGAAAAATGAATCACACCACGTAGTCGATTCTTTTAATGAAGCTAAACGATGGCGAACTGGCACTGGTGGTGAATTGGCTTTAAGTCAGTATATTGGTAAAGAATTTGTCGATTTAAGTGTCGGGGACTCAAACGATTACCACGTACCAGACTTATCCAGTATTGGGTTGAATATTGGTATCAAAACCGTTGAATTAGGAAAATACCCAATAATTTTTAAACAATCAGAAAAACCAGAGATAATCATCATAAGATTAGACGATGAAAAATTTTGTATTCTAGGTGTTGCTAGTCCAGAAGATTTAAACAAATACCAATCTGATGACGAAATATTGAGCCCGTCATTAAAAGCTAGAGGTACCAAAACGGCATTTACTGGTCTATATAAGGTTAAACCATTTTCAAATTACGAAGAATTGATAAAATTAATATGAAAGACTACAAATTAACATCGGAAATAGTACCATCGACATCTTGGTACAGCAACGTTAGAAGTAACGTTACAAAAAAAGAATGGGATATTATAAGAAAAAAATCATATGAAGCCGCTGACAATAAATGTGAAATATGTGGTGATACTGGGAAAAACCAAGGTTATAACCACAATGTAGAGTGTCACGAGATTTGGGACTATAACGATGAAACTCTTATTCAAAAACTTGTAGGGTTAATTTCCTTATGTCCTAATTGTCATAAAGTAAAACATCCAGGCTTAGCCCAAATAAATGGTGAAAGTGAAATTGTATTACAACAATTAATGAAAGTTAATGGAATAACTGAAGATGAAGCTAAAGATTATTTAGTAAGTGCTTTTGACACATACTTTAAAAGGTCACGACATAAATGGGAACTAGATATTACTTATTTAGATGAATATACCAAAGAAGATGAGAATCTAACTTGGTGGGAGAAAATGATAAAAGAAAAGTAATATAAAACAAAAAAGGCTAATCTTTCGACTAGCCTTTTAAGTTTATATAAGATTATTGATTATCTTAATTCGTTCACATCAAATGTTGGAACACCATCAACTCTTACGTGACCGTAGAATCTGTTGTTAACAACTTTCTTAGCGTAACGTGTCATGATACCTTTAACTGGAGCAAAGTTGAACGGATTGTACATCGTTGGAGTTAATTGTAATGGCACGTATGGAGCGTAGATATAACCAGTATCAAGTAAAGATTTACCTTTGTGACCAATGATTACTGAGTAAGCTGGTGCATAAGGGTCTCTGTATACTTGGAAACGTCCAGATAATGAACCGATTCTTTCGATACCCATGTTATATTGGTCTTGCTCTGGGTTAGCATCACTTACGTGGAAGTATTCTAAATCATCAAAGATAGCAGAGATTTCAGAAGAAACTACGATAAAGTTAGCACCACCTCTAAGAGTAGATTTGTGGATTTGAGCAGAAACTTGGTTCAATCTAGTGATTAAAGTTTGGTTCCAGTCTTTTTGAGTGTATGGGTTTGCAGATGTTGCAGCTTTTCTCCAACCATTGTAATCCCATCTCAATTGCCATGCAGCAGCTTTACGGATATCTCTAAGGATTTCACGGTCAATCTCAGCAGCAACTTGTTCTGACAACATAGCTGTTAATTCAGCTTCTGCGTCAATGTTGTGGAATGCACTAACGTCTTGAGCAAGCTCTGGAGACCAAGTAGCACGTAATTTTCTTTCTTCAACAGCAACAACAACTTCGTCTAATTTGAAAGATACTTCTCCCATTTCAGTTTCAAGTTCTAATGTAGCGTATTCAGCCCATGCAGTTGTGAATGTGAATGCAGACACAGTAGATGCAGAAGCACCAACGTAACCATCGTAAGTAGATGTTCCAGGAGACGTAAGAGTTCCAGAAGCAGTTGTTCCAACAGGGTGACGTAAGTCTAATTCTACGTAAAGAGTACCAGTAGCATCAGTTAATGATGTATAGTCTACAATACCTTTACCATATTGTTGAGTTACTAAACGGAAAGGAACTTCTTTTCCAGTAGCGATGATAACGTTACCATCTCTATCTAAGATTGGAGCTGAAGTCAATACGTGTAATGAAGCCAAGAATGATTCAGTATCCATTGGGTCACCGTTAGCACCAGTCATAACTTGTTTAGCGTGTACACTTGGAGAGAATCCAGTGATTCCGATAATGATACCTCTTAATGAACCATCATTAGCAGTAGGCAATGTAGCAGAAGGAGCTGCAACAGAATAAGCACCAGTTGTACCTAATGTGTAAGTGTTGTATCCACCAGCAACGATTGTAAGAGTACCTTTTGAGTTATCAAATAAACCGTCATTGTAGAATGCATCGTATAAGTTTTTACCTTCAAATGCTGTAACAGCACAGTTAGTTTGACTAATACAAGATGGAACACCACCGTTCATAGCTGTGTGAGCAGAGTATTGAGGAGTCCAAGTACCGTTAGTACCGTAAGGGCTTCCAGCAGCACCAGCAGCGTCAACACGTTGAGAAGTAACTGGAACGAAGTAGAACAATTTACCGATTGGCATGTTCATAGCTTGTACAGATACGATATCATTAGCTAATAATTTAGAGAATACTCTACGTACAATTGGGAACACAACTGTTTCGAAAGAACCAGAAGAGTTAGTAGTAGTGTTTTCAGTTAATAATGTAGACGCTTGGTTTTCATACAACTGAGCGATGTTTTCTTTAACGTGTCCTTTTAGACCGTCTAGGAATCCTAATGAATCCCATTTAGATTGTGTTTCTTTACGGATAGCCTTCATGTGGTTTAATCCGATGTTACCAACCTGTCCAGATGTTAATAAATGTGACATAATTTGTTTTTTGTTTTATTTTTTTATTGTTAGGTTATTATCTTTTTTCAACTCTGCTAATCAAATCCATGATTCTCTTTGTTGAAGGGTCAACATATGCTGTACTTTCGTTTAATTGTTTTGAAGTACTTGTAGTCGCCTCTTTAATGATTTTACTTTCTACTGATTCGTTAATTGGTTTTCTTGATTCCAATTCGCCACCAATAGTTTTGTAAAGTTTTTTAGACTCTTTAAGATTTGCAGCTTCATCAAAACGTTTGATGATTGCATCTTTCTCAGCCTTAGTTGTTGAATGCTCAAGGAACAATTTCGTTACATAAGTAAGATTTGAATTGAACACTACAGTTTCTACTAATTTAGTTCTAAATTCTCTAAGTGCACTTCTGAACTCTTCGTTCTCAGTTTTTAGTTTTCTAGCCTCAGTTAATAGAGTATTATATTTTTTTGTTGTTTCAGAAACTAATTGTTTTGCTTTTGCAGATTCGTTCATAGATTTTGGATTCTCTTGAGCTCCGATAGAACCAGCACCAGTTTTGTTACGGTGAGTACCTACACTCATTCCTGTTCCAATACTAATCTTTTCTTCTAACGCCTCAACTTCATCATCATCTTCAACTTCCTCTTCATCTTCTTCACCATCAGCTGGTACTAAGTCAGTAGGGATTTCGCTTTCTTCTTCTTCGTCATCACCCATTTCGATTTCGTATTCCACATCGTCAGATTCTTCTTCTTCACCACCCATTTCAGCTGGTTCCAATTCCAATTCTTCTTCCTCTGCTTCTTCACCACCAGTTTTAACTATGTACTCTCCTGGTTCAGAGATATTCAAGTGAATTTCGTCACCCACGATTTCGATTTCGTCTTCGCCACTCAATTTTTTGTAAATTGCGATTACGTCATCATCAGACGCTGCGGTCATATCCATTTCTGCTCCACCTAACACATCAGTGTCCATTCCTAATTCAGAACCCATTTCTGGTTCCTCTTCTGAGCTTTCAATGTCGCCTAAGCCATCTTCTTCAGAACCTTCTTCTTTACCACCCATTTCAGCTGGTTCCAATTCTAATTCTTCTTCTTCGTAAACCTCATCGATTAGAGATTCTTTCACCACACCGTTAATTTCTTCTTTAGCAACGCTACGAAGTATTTCTTTAGTGTTGGCATTAAGAGCACTTTGAATATTTTTAATATCCAATAACGCTTCTTCTAATATTGATTTTTTGTCTGCCATTTTATCTTTTTTGTTTTAGTTTTTTTTATTAGATAAACTATGAGATAGTTCTCATTTGTTAATAAATATATGTGATTTAACCAAAAAACATTTTTTTTTCAAAATAAACTCAAAAAAATGACTTATTCAGATAAAAATTTATCCAAATCATTTAATAAGTTTTCTTTTAACATTGGTTTTTTAGTTTCTACGTTCTCTACATAAGGTTTTGTCTCTTCGTGACTTCTGAAAATCCAAGCATCTGGTGTAGATGGTGCAGTAACGACATCCCAACAAATAATCTCGAAATCGTCCTGTACGATTTGCTCACCATCCCTACCTTCTTTCAATGAACCAACACCTCTAGAAGAAACACCAATCTTAATTCTGTTTCTTAAAAGGTTAGCTACTTCATCACCTTTGGTTGATACAATACCATAGTTAATAAAACCAGGTGTCATCAAGATTTCCATCTTACCCATAAGTGTTTGGCCTTCCCACCATGTTTCAATAATATTGTGTGAAATTCTATCACCAGCAATGATAGAAGATTCTGGATGGTCTAATTCACCTACAGCTCTTCTTTCTTTAATTGCTTGTTGATATAATCTGTCTTGGTTTTTTAAGATAGCTTCTGGATAGATTCTACCATTACGGTTTAGGATACCGTATTTTTGCAATACCACGTAAACAATAAGTGGCTCAACTATCGCTAGTCTATTCCCACCGTCTAGTTTTTTTATCTCATTGATAAAAGGTTGGTTTCTTGGTTCGTCTGGAGAGATATAACCAGCATCATGCTCGATTAATCCACCCCAACCACTTTCACCACGTTTTAGTACTTTAAAATCTTTATAATTTATATCCATGTTTGCTAGTCTTTATAGATATAAATATACTCATTTAATAAAAAAACCCCCGACACACATGTCGAGGGCTTAATATTCTTATTTATTATATCTTTTTCCTATGGAATTTGAAAGTATTATCGTTTTCAAAAACTGATTTAATTATCAAAGGTGTCACATCATCTAAATTGTTTTTCATTCGCTCAGAGTTAACCGATAACTCTGTTGATAGAAATAATGTTACCTCACAATTCATAAAGCTACGTTTTCCGTATCTTATTCCAGACTCTCTAATATCCAAATCCACTATCGTGTTTTCTTTTACAAAATCTGTTTGAGGGTTTGACGCAAAATAATTAAACAAACATTGTCTTGTTTTCTTATTAATGTCTTTAATAACCCTAGTGTAATTTACGTCATAATCTTTTAACGGCTCAGCCCATGCTGATATGTTAATGTAGATTGCTTTTGGGTTCTTATTGTTTACACTCCCGAAAACTACATTGTAGTTTTTAAATTTGTTGATTCTTAATTCTTTTCCTGTTTTCATACCTGGTATTTTTATACAAATATAGGTAATTTTTTCCAGGAAGTCAAATACTATTTTTAATTATAATTTTCCCCAAAGAGAAATAACCAACCCAACTAAAATCTGAACAAATGTCACTATAGCTATAGCAGCAACCCAACGACTTTTTTGTTTATAGATTTCATCTTTTGCTTCTTTCATTTGAGTCGGTGACCAAACATCGTTAACCTTATCAATCCACGCTGAGTTAACTGTAACGGTTTTTTCTACGCCTTTTACATCATTTAATTTAAGGTTCATTTCATTAAGCCTCGCATCAAAATCTGAACGCATTTTTTCGTGGTTATCATTAAGGCGTTCTAATTCTTTTAGAACTAACTTGCTGTAATCACCCCAGCTGTCTTTTTCTTCTGCCATAGTTAAAAAGTTTTAATATTGTTTAATATGTTTGCCATTGAGAAACACATAGTTTCGTAGCATTTTATCTTTGTTTTTGTGTTTTTTGTATTTTCAATTTCTTCTCTACAAATATCAATAATTTCTTTTAATTGTGAAACAACTTGTTTATAGTCATCATCTGGACCTTGTAGACACATTTGTTCTGTTAAGGCTCTTAATTTTAAAATATTTTCACTTGGAACGCTTGTCATTTTTTATAATGGATTAAATTATTGATGTTATTTTAAGCTGTTTTTTAGTTCAACCAATTTTGATATGTTTTTGAAGAAATCTTCGTTAACCTCTTGTTTATCATTTAACAGTTTATCTTTAACACGCAATAGTTTGTCCTTTGCATCTAAATCAGACTCAACCAACTTAACATCAATTAAATCGATACATTCTCTAAGCGTGACAGAATAAACTTCTTTTTTCTTCACATCATCTGAATCAATCAAAGCTTTAAGGATTTGTCTTTCAGATTCGTCTAAAGTTGAATACTTTTCATTGTATTTATCCACCATGATTGTTGAAATCATGCTACTAGGTAAATCGATAGATTCATTAACCTCTTTTGCCTTGTTTGTTTTCATGTAATTGATGATACTAGCAGTTGCCTCAACGATTGTGTCAATGTTGCTAGATGTTTTATCAGTAAAGATTAGTTTAGAAATGTTTTCGTGTAATTCTTCATTTGGATAGGACTCCCCTTCTTCAATTGAAACTTTGTTCACCAATAACTGGTTA